TCCCGAGAAATCGGACGCACCGCAGCTGCGGGCATGGCTCGACCACGTGGCCCATGTTCTCATGCGGATATTCGCCAAGAGCAACGCCTACAGCGCATTTCAGGCCACCTACGCCGAGTGCGGCGCATTCGGAACACACGCCTTCATGCTCGAGCCGGACTTCGAGACCGTGATCCGGGTGCGGCCGTACACCATCAACGAGTTCGTGCTGGGCACCGACGGCAAGAATAACGTCTCGGTCCTGGCACGGGAGTTCTCGATGACCGCGCTCCAGATGATCACCGAGTACGGCCTCGACAACGTCAGCAACGCCGTGCGGGAGGCGTACCGCAGGGGAAACTCCAGGCAGCGCTTCGACCTGGTGCACATGGTCCTGCCCAACGAATGGCGGGACCAGGGGAAGATCACCTCCAGGAACAAGCCGTACCTGTCCGCGCACTGGGATCCTGGCGACGAGTCGAAGCGGTTCCTGCGGACAAAGGGATACGACTACTTCCCGGCCATAACGCCACGGTGGTCCGTGGTGAGCGACGACGTGTACAGCAAGGGCAGCCCCGGATGGTTCGCCCTGGGGAACGCGAAGATGATCCAGCAGCTGCAGACGGACTGCCTGGTGGGCATCCAGAAGGTCATCGACCCGCCGCTCCAGGCCCCGGCGAGCCTGATAAACCAGTACGGCCTGACCACCGTGCCGGGGGGCATCAACTACGTCCCGGACGTCTCCCAGGCGGGGATCCGGAGCATCTACGACGTACGGCCGGATATCGGGGCAATCGAGATGAAGATCGACAAGGTATCGGTCAACGTGCAGCGGGCCTTTTTCTCAGATCTCTTCCTCATGCTGACGAACCTCGACCGGAACCAGATGACGGCCACAGAGGTGGCTGAGAGGCACGAGGAAAAGCTCCTCATGCTGGGACCGGTGCTCGAACAGCTCTACAACGAGATGCTCGACCCCGTCATCGACCAGACATTCTCGCGGGCATTCGACGCGGGGATCCTGCCGCCTCCTCCCCCGGACCTCCAGGGCGAGGAGATAAAGGCGGAATACGTCAGCGTACTCGCCCAGGCACAGCGCATGGTGGGAACGGCCGCCATCGAACAGACCATGGCCTTCGCCGGAAACCTGATCGCCGTATTCCCGGAGGTGCGCCACAAGATCGACGCCCTGGCGGCGCTGCAGAAATACGGAACCTACGTTGGCGTACCGGCGGAGATCCTCCGGACCACGGACGAGGCGCTTGCACGGATCGAGCAGGAGGCCCGTCAGATACAGGCGCAGCAGGCAATGGAACAGGTCCAGTCCGGGGCCCAGAGCGCGAAGATTCTCTCGGACACGCCCGTAGGCCAGAGCACGGCCATGGACATGCTCCTGGGCGGAATCACGGGGAATGCGCCATGACCGATGACGAACGGCTGAGGCGGCGGCGCGAACTAGAGAAGGACGACCTGAAGAAGATCCTCGGAACCCCCGAGGGTCTTCGTTTTTTGTGGCGGCTCCTGGAGATCGCCGGTATCTACCAGACGACATTCACGGGAAACAGCACCAGCTTTTACAACGAGGGGAAGCGTTCCGTGGGGCTGCAGATCAAGGCGGACCTCATGGACGTGGACCCGGATCACGAGGGACGCATGGCGCGGGAGTTCCTGCGCTGGATGACGAACAACGATTTAATACCCAGAGGAGGCAATCGGAAATGACGGATCCTACACCCGCACCCGGTCAGGCAGACACCGTATCCGGGGGGCAGGAGAGCACCCGGGGAGCAGCCACGGGCACACCCCAGGCACCCCAACCGCAGACGAGCTTGCTCGGAGGCGGAGCGCAGCAGGAGGCAGAACCCGCGCAGGTACCCGATGCCGGGACGGAGCAGGCGAACGACACGCCGGAGGAGGGGATCCCTGAAACCTACGAGTTCACGCTCCCCGACGGAATGGTGGCCGATAAGGCCGTCGTCGACGAGTTCACCCCTGTAGCAAAGGAGCTCGGGCTCACCCAGGCACAGGCCCAGCGGCTGGCCGACATCTACGCGCGGAACATCGGGCGCGTGGCCGCCCAGCAGGCTGAAACGGCCATGAAGTTCATAGACCAGGACGTGGCGGCAGTGAAGACGGACCCCCAGTACGGCGGAGAGAAGCTCCCCGAGAACATGGGGCATGCGGAGAACCTCCTGAAAGCCGTGGACCCCGAGGGAAAGTTCGTGAAACACCTGAACGAGAGGCAGTTTATATCGATGAACGACCCGGAGCTCTTCCGGATCCTCATCGCCGCCGGAAAGCTGATCGGCGAGGACCAGACGCCCGGAGGAAGGGCGAGCTTCGGCACAAAATCACCGGCCGATGTCCTCTACCCCTCCATGGGCAAATAATTTATCGAGGAGGCAATCATGAGCACAATCGGATACGAAAACCCCACCCTGATGGACGTGGCCCGCAGGAGTGATCCTGACGGGAAGATAGCAACCATCGTGGAGCTCCTGAGCGAGACCAACGACATCCTGAAGTACATGAGCGTGCAGGAGTGCAACGACGGCACAAGCCACAAAACGACGGTGCGCACCGGCCTGCCCAGCGCCACATGGAGGCTGCTGAACTACGGCGTGCAGCCCAGCAAATCGCAGACCAAACAGATCAGCGACGCGTGCGGCATGCTCGAGGCATACGCCGAGGTGGACAAGGCGCTTGTCGACCTGAATGGCAACACGGCAGCGTTCCGCCTCTCCGAGGACCGGGCGTTCCTTGAGGCCATGAACCAGGAGATGGCCACCACCCTGTTCTACGGCAACACCACCCTGGAGCCGGAGAAGTTCAACGGCTTCGCGCCCCGGTACACGGCGTACCAGACGTCCGACGACAAGCTGTCCACGTACAACGTGATCCACGGGTCAGGCGACGATACGGACAACACGTCCGTCTGGCTTATCGTCTGGGGCCCGAACACGGTCCACGGCCTGTACCCCAAGGGGCTTCCCGCCGGGCTCAGCCACCGTGACCTGGGCGAGGTGACCCTGGAGGACGCCGCAGGAGGCCGCTACCAGGGATACCGGACCCACTACAAGTGGGACCTCGGCCTGACAGTGCGCGACTGGCGGTACGCGGTCCGGATCGCAAACATCGAGGTCTCCGATCTCTCCGGAGCGACGGCCCAGAAGGCGCTCATCAACCTCATGATCCAGGCCGAGGAGCGCATCCCGAACCTGGGCATGGGCAGGGCAGTCTGGTGCATGAACCGCACCGTCCACACGGCGCTCCGCCTGGGCATCCTGGAGAAAGTCGCCTACAACCTCACCTGGGAGACCGTGGCCGGAAAGTCCGTCATGACATTCGACGGCATCCCCGTAGCCCGGTGCGACGCCTTGGTGAACGACGAAGACCTCGTCAGCCCCGCAGCCTAGGCCTGACGAAGACAGGAGGATAAAAACATGATTCTCGACAAAGAACTGATTTTCAGCGACGCACAGGCCGAGACCACGGTGGCCCCCCACGCGTCGAAAAACATCGTCGACCTGACCACGGCTGGAGATGCTCTCGACTCCCTGTGGCTCGTGGTGGCCGTCCAGACCACCGTCACCTCCGAAGGCAACGCCACGGTGACGTTCGCCCTGCAGACGGACAGCGACAGCGCCTTCGGTAGCGCCGAGACGCTGCTCGCAACGGCAGCCATCGCAAAAGCGAGCCTCACGGCCGGCACTCAGGTGATACGGGCACGGATCCCCATGGGGTGCAAACGGTACCTCCGGGTGCTCTACACCATCGGCACGGCCGCCCTGACCGCAGGGAAATTCGACGCCTACCTGGTCAGCGGCATCGACAAGCTGAGCTAGGCCATGCTCTGCCGGTGCAAACGACGCTGCTACCGGCGAGGAAAATACTGGAAGGTGGGGGAGGAGTATGAGTTCGGCTCCTGCCCTCCATCCTTTGAGCCCGTAGCGGCAGCGATAGCGATAGCGGAACAGCTTCCGCCGAAGGAAATCCAGGCGGACAAAGAGCCCGAAGAACCTATGGAAATCCCGGATGATCTTCCGGCCGAAGCAGCACCTGAAAAACCAAAGCGGAAACGAAAGAAGAAGGAATAACAGCGGGGATGGGCGACCATCCCCTTTTTTCCATATAAGGGGGACTGACCATGCCCGCATCGATCATTTCAATCTGCAATCTCGCCCTCAGCCACTGCGGGGGCTTTTCCATAGGAGCGCTCGACGAGCAGTCCGTGGAGGCGCGCCTCTGCTCGCGCCATTACGAGGTGTGCCGGGACGAGGTGCTTAGAAGCTTCAGGTGGGCCTTCGCCACGAAGATCCAGGCGCTCGCCCTGGTTGCGGACGTTGAGTATCCCAACTGGGAGCACGTCTACGCCTACCCGGCGGACTGCCTGGTCTCACGGAGGATCGTCACGGAGGGCAGCAAGTCCTCGCCGTCGACGCCCCTGGAGTACACCGTCATCTCCTCCGACGCCGGAACGTCGAAGTATCTCCTCTGCGACACGGAGGACGCGTACCTGGAGTACACGGCACGGATCACGGACCCGGCCCAGTTCGACGCCCAGTTTGTGTCCGCACTGTCGTACCGCCTGGCGGCCGACCTGATCACAGGCCTCTCCGGCGATTCGAAGGAACGGATGAGCCTGCTCCAGGTGTACGGCTCCCTGGTGAACGAGGCGAAGGCGGCATCGGCCAACGAACAGGTGGAGCGGGTGTCCTACAGCCGCTACGTGGACGCGAGGAACTGACCATGGCGGACCTGAGAGCGCTCCAGGCAAGTTTCGCCGGAGGGGAGCTGTCCCCAGCCCTGTGGGCGCGGACGGACCTTGCGAAGTACCAGACGGGGCTGAGACTCGCGAAGAACGTGTTCGTCCATCCCCACGGCGGAGTGAGCAATTTACCCGGCACCTGGTACGTTGGGGAGACGAAGTACCCGACGCGTACGGTGCGGCTGATACCCTTCGTCTATTCCGTGGAGCAGGCCTACGTGCTGGAGTTCGGGCACGAATACCTGCGGGTGATCATGAACGGCGACTACGTGCTCGACGGGGCCGTACCCTACGAAGTGGTCACTCCTTACACGGAGGACATGCTGCCCGACATCGGCTACACCCAGAGCGCCGACGTGCTTTACCTGGTGCACCCCACCGTCCGCCCGAAGCAGCTGGAGCGGTACGGCCACGACTCATGGACCCTGGCGGACTATGACTACAAACTTGGTCCGTTCCTTGACGAAAACACAACATCCACAACCATCACGCCCACGGGCACCCTGACGGCTGGAGGGACGGTGACGCTGACGGCGAGCACGTCCATCTGGCAGTCCACCGACGTGGGGGAGCTGGTGCGGGTGAGCCAGCGGGTGCCTGAGAACAGCCTGAAACACACCTTCAGCGCCTCCGGAACGTCCCCGTCCATCGACGTGGAGGGGGAGTGGAATCTTCGGACATCCGGCGACTGGGACGGGACCCTGAAGCTCGAGCGGAGTTATGACGGAGGCACCACCTGGCTGCAGTACAGGACCATGGTGGGAAACAGCGTCGAAGAGGGAAACCTTGACTACAGCTTCACCGAGGAACTCTCCGACGACCAGGAGCCGGTGAAGGTCCGGGTGAGCTACACCAAGCGGGCCGATGAGGACTGCATCGTGACCATCAACGCCGCCGCGCGGATCAACAACGGCATCGTGCGGATCACGGGCTACACGAGCGGCACCGCGGTGACGGGGACGGTGGTGAACAAGCTCTACAGCACGGCGGCCACAAAATTGTGGGCGCGGGGCGCCTGGAGCCCGAGAAACGGCTACCCCTACAGCGTCCAGTTCTACCAGGACCGGCTCGCCTTCGGCGGAAGCCCGTCTTTCCCGAACAAGCTGTGGTTTTCCGAGACGGGGAACTATATCAGCTTCAAGGTCTCCGCGCCACAGACGGACGACAACGCCATCACGGCGCAGATGGCATCGCGGAGTGTGAACCGGATCCGGAACCTGGTGAGCCTCCGGGACCTCCTGGTGCTCACGGCCGGGTCGGAGTGGCGTGTGTTCCCCGGGTCCCAGGGAGCCTTCACCTACAAGCAGAAGCAGATCGAGGCCCAGGGATTCATCGGCAGCAGTCAGCTGGAGGCGATTACCGCCAGCAATTCCGTGCTCTTCGTCCAGGACAAGGGGAACGGGATCTACTCCCTCGCCTACACCTACGAGGAGGACGGATACAGCAACCGCGACCTCAGCCTCTTCGCGGAGCATTTGTTCGAGGAGAAGAAGGTGGTCTCCTGGGCGTACCAGCAGCAGCCGTGGAGCCTCATCTGGGCCGTCATGGACGACGGGTCCATAAACGTGCTGACCTACATCAAGGAGCACGAGGTGTGGGCCTGGAGCCATCGCCACACGACGGGGGCCTACGAGGCCGTGGCCAGCATCCCCGGCGACTCGCGGGACGAGGTGTATTTCGCAGTGCGGCGGGAGATCGGCGGATCGGAACGGGTATATCTCGAGCGGCTCGCGGACCGGGTGCCCATCAAAGGCGGATCCGGGGACGTGACAAAGGCCATGTTCCTGGACTGCGGGGGGAGATATTCCGGCGGGCCGGTGACGTCCATATCCGGGCTGGACTGGCTCGAGGGGTGCACGGTGACCGCTCTGGCGGACGGAGGAGTGGTCACGGACCTCACCGTAACGGACGGGGCGATAACCCTTCCCCACAGCGCGAGCATCGTGACCGTGGGGCTGCCCTATACGGCGGAGATCGAGACGCTGCAGCTCGACGCGCAGCTCAGGGACGGCACTGTCCAGGGCAGGCGGATCCGGATCCCCGGCGTGATCCTGCGGGTGCGTGACACCCGCGGCCTCACGGTCAGCCCCGGATCGCACCGGTCGCCGGACCGGGACGTGGAAATGAAACCTCTTTTTATAACCTACGATCCGCAGCCCCTCTTCACTGGGGACTCGGAGCCGATAGCACTTGACAGCGGATGGGACCGGAACGGCGGACGCCTGTATTTCAGGCAGGATCACCCGCTGCCGTTCACAATTCTCGGCATACTGCCCTCCGCGGATATAGGAGGGTAACGGATGGGGCGCTTCGAGGTTCGCCCGCCGCGTGCGGGAGACATAGCCGTCATCGCAAACGGGATGAGACTATCTGACAAACAGGAGATCTGGGCGGCCTCGAGGCTCACCCCTCACGAGGGGCTGGAATTGGCGATCAAAAAGAGCCCGGATATCTGGGTGGGCACCTGGGACGGGAAACCGATCGGAATGGCCGGGTGCTTCCCTGGCAGCCTGCTGGGGGGCGTTGGATATCCCTGGCAGCTGGCTACACCGGAGATCGAGGCTGCGGCGCTGCCGTATCTCCGGGCGTCAAAACCCTACTTCGCCGGGCTGAGGCGGAAATACCGGCTCCTGGTGAACTGGGTGGACGTGCGAAACGAGAAGTCGATCAAATGGATGAAATACCTGGGATTCGAGATAGAGGACCCGGCCCCGTACGGCGTGGACGGGCTGCCGTTCCATTACGCCTGGATGAGAGGTGACATCGAATGAGCTTACCGGCAAC